TTTTTTTTTTTTTTTTTTGAAAAGGAGAAGACCTCGCCAGCTCAAGCTTTAGAGCTAGCGATAAATTCAGTAACTAACACACATTAAAATTGGCCAGAAATAGGTCGAGATAATCGTTGTATTGATTGGGCTGCCTGCGATACACACGCGGATCAAGCTCTGGATTCTCCTTGCGGAAAATTTCGAGTTTGTCGTTGACGTGATCGAGGTAGGAATTATAGGTTTCCTCCCCATGATGGAAGAGCTCGCGATGGAAGTTTTCCATTGCTTGCTTGAAGTATTCCTCGTCTGATAAGTCGTTTTTTGTGCGACGCCAGTTGAGGAGCTCCGTGATTGATGTCATGTCGAGAGGTGCCGTGTAGAACTTTGTTCCCGGCAGATGTTTGAAATGTCTCTTGAGATATGAAACGTTGTCGATATGAGTAAATGCTTCTTCGTCTTCTTTGTTCTTGGTAGCACTGGTATAAACCAATCCGTGCTCCTCAAACCATTCCTGCATGGCGAAGAAATCGACGTATTGTCGAAGCCGTGCAGAAAGCGCAATGAGATGATCATCTCCGTAGATTGCGAATTCTACTTCATCGATGAGTTGTTGAGTCGTAAGGCGGGGACAACCTTTAGCCTCTGCGATTTCAATGATGGCACAAAGCAACTCAAGCCAATTGCAGACTGAGTTTTCGGGCGATGTTGTCGGGAGACCTGACTTCATGCCCGTTGTGATTGCGACAAGTGTATTTGCCGCAAGATGATATGAATGAGTCGTCCCTTTGACCCAAGCCATTCGTGCTTTATTTGATGGATTACGCTTCCCGTAAAAACCATGATTGATGCACTCGCATGACGCCGTGCGAATCTGGTCACCACAATTCCCATCCCAGTTCTTGTGGTCGCCAGCAATGAGCAAGCCGCCGTGCTTGTTCATTCGCCCGCGCAATCCAGTCGCATCGGATCCAAGCATGTTAATGCCGACACTTATTTCATTGTCAACAGGATGAGCCATTGATGCAGCAAGAAATCCCCCAAAC